ACAAAAAGCATCAAGTTTAAAAGCACAAATAAAATCAGAAATAAGAAGTATAATAAATAATAATCCTAATGTTATTGGCAATAGTGAAGAGTTAAATAGCTTGTACAGTAGACTAGAAAATACGTTTAGACCAATGCCAGCTACTTTTGCTGAATTAAAAAAATCTATAAATGAATTAATTGAAGCTGACGCTATATTTCAAAGAATCGGTAAAATGGAAATGGATGATATTACCAAAGCTAGTTTTAAAGAGTTAGGTGAAGCTGCAACTAAAAGAGACGCAGCTTTAGCAGAAATCAATGCTACTATTGATGGTATAGATTCTACTGATTTATTTCCAAACATACCATTCAAGGATCAGAAAGATTGGGTTGATGCGATAATAAAAAATGATGTTTATCACGCTGCTAAAGCTAGATTTAGTTTTGATGATGCAGGTAACCTAGTTGTCAATCAGAGTGCACCAAGTCACTACGCAGTTGTACCTTCAAAAGCTGTGAAAGCTTATCAGGGGGGCAGAGGTGTTGAAGTTCCACCAGACGCTGATCGTAGGAGTGGTAAAATGGTAGCTTATGATATGCAGTATGGTGGTCCTAATCTAAATGATCATACAGGGCAACACTTTACAAGTAATGTAGAAGAAACTTTAAATAAAATTGCTAATATGAAAAATTCTAAAGTAGAGATAGGTAAAGTTGATATGGGTCATGCAGGATCGGGTGTAGATACTTTTATGATAGAGTTGACACCTGACATGTTAACTCCATATAAAGCTTATAAAAAGGATGGTGGTCTAGTGAAAAAAAGTATATTATACACACCGATAGTTTCATTGAATGATTTACTATCTCCCATAGGAGTTAAAGCATGGTAGAAAAACGTATACAAAATACAGCGATTGATATATCGCCAAATGAAAATTTAGAGGTTGAAGGTGTAGGAGAAGAGATACAATTACGTGAACCAGAGAACACTACTAAAGAAGTAGAAGTAATACAAGAAGAAGATGGTGGAGTAACTTTAGATTACGACCCAAATCAAAAACAATCAGAGGGTGACTATTTTGCCAACTTAGCTGAGTTTATGAGTGATGATTTATTACAAAAACTATCATCTGATTTACAAAAAAATTTTGAAGACGATAAAAATTCAAGATCAGACTGGGAGAAAACCTATAAGGACGGACTTGATCTGTTAGGATTTAAATATGAAGAAAGATCAAAACCTTTTGCAGGGGCAGCAGGTGTAACTCATCCTTTATTAGCAGAAGCTGTCACACAATTTCAAGCACAAGCATACAAAGAATTATTACCACCTGGTGGACCAGTAAGAACAGAAATACTTGGCGCACCAACAATGGAAACAGAACAACAAGCTGAACGAGTCAAAGGCTTTATGAATTATCAGATCACTACAGAGATGCAGGAGTTTGATCCTGAATTAGATCAGATGTTATTTCATTTACCTTTAGCAGGATCTGCTTTTAAAAAAGTTTATTACGATTCTAATTTAGAAAGAGCTGTATCTAAATTTGTACCTGCAGAAGATTTAGTTGTTCCATATTTTATTACAGATCTAGAATCCTGTAATCGAATAACACATGTCGTAAAAATGAAACACAATGATTTGAGAAAAAATCAAGTCTCAGGATTTTACAGAGATGTAGATGTGTCAGGTGGCAGTGTTAATACCGATGAAATCAAAGATAAGCAAGATGAGTTATCAGGTGTAGAACAAGTTAATTTTGCAGAAGATGAGCACAATATTTTAGAAATGCATGTAGATTTAGATTTACCTGGTTTTGAAGATATGGGTGCAAACAATCAAAAGACAGGGATTATGGTGCCTTACATAGTAACAATTGATGAGGACTCAGGTGAAGTGTTATCAATATATCGTAACTGGAATCAAGGTGATCCTATAAGAAAGAAGAAAGAATACTTTACACACTTTAAGTTTTTGCCAGGCCTAGGATTTTATGGTTTTGGTTTAATACATATGTTAGGTGGTTTATCTAGAACTGCTACTGCAGCTCTTAGACAATTGGTTGATGCTGGTACACTATCAAATCTACCAGCAGGTTTTAAAGCTAGAGGTTTAAGAATTAGAGATGATGATGAAGCTATTAGTCCTGGCGAATGGCGTGATGTCGATGCACCAGGTGGTAACCTTCGTGAATCATTAATGCCTTTACCATACAAAGAACCAAGTGCAACATTATTTAGTCTATTAGGTTTTGTAGTAGATGCAGGTAGAAGATTTGCAGGTGTAGCAGATATGATGATGGGTGAAAATGCAGGTAGTCAACAACAACCTGTAGGAACAACCATGGCTATACTAGAGCGTGGCATGAAAGTTATGTCAGCCATACATAAAAGATTACACTATGCACAAAAAACAGAATTTAATTTATTAGCAAAAGTATTTGCAGATTATTTACCACCTACTTATCCTTACTTAGTATCAGGTGGAGAACAAAGTATAAAACAAACTGACTTTGATGATAGAATTGATGTGATACCTGTATCAGATCCAAACATATTTTCTATGGCACAGAGAGTTACATTAGCTCAAACACAATTACAATTAGCACAAGCAAGTCCAGAAATGCATGACATGAGAGAAGCGTACATGAGAATGTATTCAGCACTTGGTGTACAAAATATAGAAAAACTAATACCACAACCTGCAGAGCCACAAGCACAAGATCCTGCGATGGAAAATGCAGGCACTTTAAATGGGATGCCACCAATACCTTTTCCAGAACAAGATCATTCTGCACACATAAGGGCACATAGAGCCTTTATGTCCTCAGAATTAGTAAAAACAAATCCTGCTACAATGACTATATTACAAGCACATATTACAGAACACGTGGGATTTATGGCTAGAGCAATTGTTCAACAAGAAATGGAGCCTGAAATGACAAAAATTATGCAAGAAACAGGTGGACAATTAACTCCAGAGCAACAACTACAGTTAGAACAACGTACAGAAAGTGGTGTTGCCATAAGAATAGCTGAAATAATTGAACAAATGGTTGCAGAAGAACAAGAAATGATGGATACTTCTAGTTCTGACCCACTTGTAGACTTAAAACAGCAAGAAATTAACCTTAGAAAAGACGATTTAGAGCTAAAAGCACAAGCAATGGGTGAAAAACAAGCATTAGACGAGAAAAAACTGATGCAAACAGACAAATTAACACGTGAAAAGATAGAAAGTCAGGAAGATATTGCTCAATTACGTGCAAATGTTGCCTTAGATAAGGCAGATAAGGACAGAGGTGCCAAAAAAACTAGAAGCTAAGCTAAAAAGACGAGCAAATAAGAAAAACTTGTCAAAAACAGCTAAAAATGCTTATGTTTATGGTACATTACGTAAAACAGGTTGGAAACCTAGCAAGGAGAAGTAAAAATGGGTAAATTATGTCCAAAAGGTAAAGCTGCAGCTAAGCGGAAATTCGATGTCTACCCTAGCGCATATGCAAATATGTACGCAAGTGCTGTTTGTAGTGGTAAAATAAAACCAGGTGGCAAAAAAAACAAAAAAGCTGATGGTGGTATGATCGGAAATGGCAATAAACTATCACAATCTAGAAAAAAAGTTTCACACATGAACAATGGTGGAGTTGCTAGAGGTTGTGGTGCAGTTATGGAGTCCAAAAGAAAAACTACTGCATATGCATAATGGCTAAAGATCCTAAATTAGGTACAGGTAAAAAACCAAAAGGGTCTGGTAGAAGATTATACACAGATGAAAATCCTAAAGACACTGTCGGTATTAAGTTTGCTACTCCAAGTGATGCACGCAAAACGGTCACAAAGGTGCGAAAGGTTAAAAAACCATATGCACGAAAAATTCAAATCCTTACTGTTGGGGAACAAAGAGCCAAAGTAATGGGTAAAAATAAAGTAGCTTCTATTTTTAAAAGTGGTAAAAATAGTATAAGGAAACAGCATGGCAAAAAAAGGGCTTAGATCGTGGGTAAAAGAAAATTGGGTAGATATAGCCAATAAAAAATCAGATGGGTCATATCCTAAATGTGGTAGATCTGGAGGAGAGAAAAGAAAAAATTATCCAAAGTGTGTGCCAGCAGCAAAAGCAGCTAGTATGTCAAAAGGCCAAAAGAAAACTGCAGTAGCTAGAAAAAATAAAGCTGAGGCTGGTGGTAGAAGAGCAGATAAAAAACCTAACAGAGCAGCAACATTAGCATCAGGAGGGTTAGCTGTACGTGG